CAAATCGGAGACTACGGTTTCGTACTCCACGCCCGAGCCCCGGCTTATGTCGAGAGCCTGAGTTAGGAGCTCTTGAGATTTAGTTAGGGAGCCCGTAGTTTGTAGTAATTGTTGCATCGCTGGCCGTAGCTGGTCATCGGTAACGGCGGCGGCCTGAGATAGATCGGATATAAACTGCTCGATCTTAGGAGTCTCAAAAGCCATCCCGAGATTTTCTACTGACTTAGCTAGTCTAAACGCAGCCTTTTCATCCTCTATAAACGCTTTGGACGCAGCTTTACCAAAAGCGATTACCGCTTTAAGGCCGAGAGATATACCTAGAGCTGCGCCTAATTGCTTAACGCCTTTACTTAGGCTCTTTACTTGCTTCTCGCCTTTAGCGAGGGCTTTACCGTCCCACGTGCTAACTGCGCTTACGACTAAGCTAGGTAGATTACGCGCCATTTATGCGGCCTTTGTGTAGGAGCCTTGGTTAAAGGCTTTAACGGTATTTTCGATAGCTTTAATTACTGCCGCCTGAGCTTTACCCTGATCCTCGGCCCACGCTCTAAAGATCATACGGCCGCGCTCCTCGCGCTTATTGCCATAAAGAGGCCCCATACGACTAATAAAGTGCCCACCGGCTCCGGGGTTATTAGATTTACTAGCTGCCGATCCGCCCGGGTTGGTACGTCCAGCGGTCTCATAGATCGCGCCGGCAGCTGACTTATTAGCTACGTAGTACAAAGCTCGCCATCCATTTTTATTACGCTCACCGGCAGGCTGCGAGTAGTAAATACCTTTACGTACGGTTGAGTAATCATAGAGAGGAAAACGTCCAGTACCGCCATCGACGTTTTTACTCCAGCTATAAAGGTTATCCGGTTGAGGCGATGGAGCATACCCTCGAGCTTTGTCCCGGATAGGGATCATTACTGCGCGTATCTGCTTATTCATCTCTTTAAGTAGTTCGGGATCTACTTTACGGATAGCTTTTATGGTTGCCTTAACGCCTTTTACTTCTACTGGCATATCGCTCGGCCTCCTTAGCTTGATCGTTTAATACTTGTACTAACATTTTATACATTTCTGTATCGAGATCGAGTACTGACTGAGGCGAGATCCCTAACCTAATAGATAACTGGGCTATCTGATAAGTAAGGGAGTCTCGCCCTAGTCTAAAGGTTCGTCGTCTAGGACCTCGACCTTTACTAACGTATCGAGAAAATCAGCTCCAAAGTTTTTAACTACCACTCCAGCGCTACGTAAGCACTCGTGAGCCAGCCAATAAACGTCGGTCTGCTTTTGGTCCTCGATAAAGGCTTTATGAAAACCTTTTTTTGCATAGAGCTCAAAGGCATACTCGATCCGAGGAGTAATCTGGTGCTCTGTTACTTCTCCGGTAGCCCTTGTTATTTTGAGTCGTGCCATTTGTTGCCCCTTTGTTAGTTGGTTATACCGTAGTGTCCACTACGATAACTGAGTTACAAGTAAACGTAATTGATTGAGTAGAGATATCTCCTACTGCGCCGTTAATATCTGTAGTGTTATTAACTAGAACCGTAGTCTGATATTCAGGGTTAGCCGCTGAAATAGCTGCGCTTGTCTGCTTAAGTGTTAGAGGGACTGTAGTACCCCAAGCTGCTTGCAAGGTCTGCAAGACTTCACTAGCTGCAGTATCGTTTAGAAAGTCCAGCGTGACGGTCGAGGTTTCCAAACCCTTGGCGTAACGTCTCGAGGAGTCTCCCATCGCGGTGACCTCTAATTCCTCAAATACGCGGTTAATAGTTGCACTTGTTACGTGATCGGATAGGTCTACCGAGTTAAGGGTTACGACCACTCCATTTGATAAGAATACGGCCATTGACCTATTCCTCGCTTTCGGTTGTAGTTGGTATTGGTTTTACTTTTGCTACTTTGACCGGTTCAGGCTCGTCTACGATCTGACCGATCTTTCGCAAAAACTTTAGGTCATCCTCTGTATATGGCATTTATTAACTCCAGCTCGTGAGTATTGAGATATTAAAATCAGCGGTAAGTAGATCCCCACTTTGTACGCTAAGTACTGTAGGAGCCGACATACTGCTAACGTTCATTACGATATTTGAGGCAGCGAGTTTATTAAAGACTGCTACCGCTAGGGTTTCGATCCCGTTAAGGTTCCCGTGATTGTCTAACATCGGCACCGTCATAATCACTTTTAGGTTCGCTAAAGGTGAAATAGCCGAGTAAGTATTATTACTTGGAGTTATGTAGGGATCTGCCGGGGCCACGATTACGCTATTAGCCGTAATAGTTGGAGGCGGAAAACTGTAAGTATTCCATACGTTCGGGTTAGCTAAAGCGGTAGCTACGTTAGCTCGTAGCGTAGTAATGGCGGCTGGCATTTAACCCACCATACTATTTGGATTTTGGTAGCCGCTTATTAACCCTCTAATCTTGCCGATCATTGAGTTTCCCATACGGTAAGGGCTAGGACTAAAACCATCGATCGTCACGCCGCCGGTCTGTGAGACTTGGCGAGCTTGGAAAATATCTACGGCTAGGATCATCGCTGCCTCACGGATGGCCGGAGTCGTAGCGTAAGAGTTTGTTTTTGTATCTGCTCCTACGGCTGAGCCATAAGGTAATACTCGTTGGAAATTGACGTTAGCCGCTACCTTTGTAAATTGGATAAAGCTAAAACCGGCTGGCCAGTTCCACATATTAGGGTTCCATACAAGGCTAGGTATCTGGTTTACCGTACCGGCGCTCCAAGGCATCGTACCGGTAATCGTGTAAGTGCCGTTAAAGGTTGAGCCGCATCCACTCAAGGTAACGCTCTGGCCAGTAGTAAAAGTCATAGGGTTAGCGATCATCGCAGTAGCTACGTTATTTTGCAGCGTTACGCCTACTACCGGAGCTGAGGCAAACCATAAAAACTGGTTTAGGAGATCCTGCGCGGTTTGGCAACAAGTCTCCACGATATCCGAGGAGTAAAGGTTTTCGATACCAAGGTTAGCGCGTAGCTCTGCCTCGGTGACGTATGTAGCTGGCATCTTTACTCCTATCTTAAAAGAGGCCGGTAGGGCTCAAAGGGCTAAGAGCCCTACCGACTATTAGGTTTTTTGCTTAGATTTTCGCAAACTTGATAATACCGTTAGGCATTTTTGCGATAGTTGCCATAAAGCCGTAGATAGCTACCTGTACTTGTAGGTTAGATACGACATTTACGCTCATATAAGCCTGAGGTCCACGATAAACCGTAAACGCTTCAGGAGCTAGGATAATTGCGGAGTTATCATCGACTGTAGTCTCTGCAAAGTTACGATCTACGTATAGATCGAGTCCTAGTACGTTGCCTCGGATAGAGCCGGGCCCTACCTGTCCGGCTGCGTTCATTGGTTGGATAGCGTTATAAATTGGTCGCTTTGTGGTATCTGTAGCGCCCATTAATAGTTGCCACTGTGCACCGTTACCGATGTAATTCTGTGCAAAGTATCCAGTGTTTTCATATACAAGCTTGGCAGCCTGTGAGGTGTAAGCAATAACGCCGTCACTATCAGCCGTAGTAGCTGATGCGTTAGTACCTGCCGCGATAAGTGCAGAAAGCACCGCACTATCAATAGAGGTTAGGTACGCATTTTGTAGCTGATTTGTGAGCTCTGCGTAAAAATTAGGATCGGAGCGCTCGAGGAGTTCGACTGAGATAGTGTTCATACCTGAGTACTTAGATACTGTACCGGTTAGATATTGTGTAACCATACCTGTATTAGATACGGCTCCAGCCTCGGCCTCTACTGTGACGGTAGGCGCTACGCCTGATCCTCCACCAGCTGAGGTAACAAGTGACGGTACGTTAATAGTCATACCCTGATTTGGCAAAACTCCCTGTGAGCAAGCATCAATAGCAGGAGTACCAAAACGAGTATTAGTTACAAACTCGGAAAGATACTGAGTAGGGTTGAACGCAGGGTTTGTAGCAAAGCTATCATCGGCTGCAGTTACGTAGAGACGTGACTCCTCGCTACCGAGTGCAGCTTTGATTTTGTGCTCTGTGTATGTAGGCATAGAGACGATAGGAGTACGGACTCGCTGAGAGTCTAGTACTGATGGACGGATGATTTTACGAGCGGCCTCGACTTTTTCAGCCTCGACCGGTGCATCTACCGGAGTCTCCTCCGGTGTATTTTCTGGGGCTGTAGTCACAGCTTCCTCGCTTTCAGTTTCTGTTTCGGTTTCGATCTCTACGATAGTCGTAGAAATAGTAGTTGTTTTTTCTTTTGTACTTGTAGCAGCTTCTAACTCTGCACGTGCCGCCATAATTTCATCGACGGTTGCACTAGAAAAGGCAGCACTCTCGACAAGGCTTACCTCTTTGAGGACTGCAGCCGTCACGAGCAAGTAGTCTCCCATCGGCTTAGAGGCGGTTACATCCACCCCTACGGATAAGCCGGACACGAGATTTTCTTGCGCTAATACGAGTGCATCTTGTCCTCGAGTGCTACTCGAAAGCTTAAACGATCCATAAACGCCGCTAGTAGAGTCGCTAAAGCTGATAGCGCGCCCTACCGGTTTATCTTGTTGATGCTGCGATAAAAGCTTAATGGCACTTGCATCGGGAATAGAAATCGAGCCGCGCTCAAAAACTACCGGGCCTGCGCTTGTGTGTCCCACCTCGCCATAAGGTGCAACAAGTCCGGATACGATCCGGCGCTCTGTGTCGGCGGCTTGGATCTCTTGACTAAACGTTAGTAGCACTTGTATCTCCTAGCGGTGTTAGTTGCTCCATTTGTCGAGCTTGGTCTACGTCAATTAAATCGAGATTTAACATTTTCTCGATAATATCTAAACGATCTTTTGCATCGACACGTAAAAACGTATCGTCTACTGCAAACCGTACCTGATTGGATGAGTTAGTTATATCGTTCATCGAGAGGCGATCCTCAATAGCAGATATGTAAGGTTGCAGTGAGTACGCTACAAACTCTTTACGACCATCTAATATATTTTGGTAAGTCATAGAGTTATTCATATCCGCGCTAATTAAATAGCTCGGTACGTTCATCGCGCGGCTAATTTCAGTGGCGAGGTATTGGCTAAAATCTACGTAGCCCATTTCTTTAGGACTAAAGCCGATATTTTCTGCACTGAGAGTAGAGGTTAAATATGCGGTGCTACGATTTCTACGCGCTGAGTTCCATCCGGCTAATATGCCTTGGATCTGTGACTCGGGTAGATCGGCTCCATTGTTTTTTAAGATAGTAGTAGCCATTGGAGTAGCTGCGCTTACTGCAGCTGCTTTTTGTACATCCCACGCAGCTTTAATAGTCGTACTTGCAGACTGTAATACCCCAGGTAAAAGAGATTGGAAAGTTACAAGTGATCCGATACCGGCCATAGGTACAAGCTGACCATCTACGAAATAATCTTTAACCTCTGTACCAAACTGATTAGTAGTATATGTAACGCGGTTATTAGCAACCCACTCAAAGCCAGACGGTCTCCCGTCATCAGCATACAAAGAGGTTACACGCCAGTACGCACACGCATAGAACATCAAACTATCAACGGTAGCTGCAATAGTAACGCTGCGCGGTTGGCGCTGATCCGGTTGCTCAAGCCACACCGGAGAGCCTAATTTTTCACCGGTAGATTTTTTATAAAGTCCGAGATCAATCGAGGAGATAACTCCAGCGACTAAGTTACGGCAGCGAGCTACGCTAGATACTTGTAGAGCAAAATTACGATCAATACCTACGCCGTTATATCCAAAAGACGAGTTAGTATTAAACGATCCGTAGCCGTATGTAGTATCCATAACGGCCGGGGCATACTGAGCCTCTACGGTCTGCTTTTCAGCTGACTTAAAGCCTAGAGTTTGTAATAGTCCCATAGTCTCCATTTTCCCATATAGTCAAGCATTACTACGGCTTTGTGTCGCGTGTCTAAACGTATACTTTAGCCTCACCTAGAGGCTGAGTAAGTACGTGTACGACCATACTTAAACCGATAGCAATATCTACGGGCCCAGCTGATTTACGGCGCACGATACGCCAGCTAGCATCGGACTCCTTAGCGGCGCAGTTAGCCATAGAGGTAACGAGCTCATCTTGGCCGGAGTGCACGAGTCTACGATTAGATAGAGCCTCGTAAAGATCGCCGGAGGCTTGGTAACCCTTGGTACCGGATATGTCGAGGATCTGTATACCGTTTACCTCAAGGCGTTTAGCGATTGAGGCGGTCGTATACTTGTCGTAGCAGACTGCTCGAGGGTAATAAACCTTGGCCCACTTGGCTATAGCGTTAGCTACAAAGAGCTCATCTATAGATACGTCGGAGTGAAATATCTCTAGGACCGCTACGCCTATACGGCCATCCTCGAGGACTTGGCCCATAACAAGCGACCCGTCTCTACGACTCGGTGCCACGTCAAAGGCAAAAATAGTAAGCGGCCCGGGTACAAGCTTTAGGTCTTTGTCGCCGGACTCCTCTACCGATAGGTGCGGCCAAGGTGAGGACGTGCTACTTATCCACATACAAAGGAGTTCGGTTTTTGTGGTCTCGATTGGCTGCGTAGCTACTGCCTCCTCAAGAGCTGCCTCAGTGACGGTATAGCCGAGGGCCGGGTTAGCCATAGCCCACGCATCGCGGTCATTAATTTTAGCAAAAGGAGGAGCCGAGTACTCGTAAAAGCCAAAAGTCTCAGGAGGATTAGATAGAGCTCTTTCGCGTAGGTCATTAAGTACGGTGCTAAAACTATCTCCTGCGTTACTGGTGAGTAGGGTTTGAGCATTAGCTTTAGCTCGAGTCGTAGGCGTAGCTGCCCGGTAGCCCTCCTCGCTGATCTCTCGGATCTCATCTATATACAAAAACGAGGCGGTACGTCCACGAGATCCGTCACGGGTTGCAGCTACTACGTCTAACCGGTGCCCGTTTTTAAGCTCGATCGACTCGGTGCCGTTGGCATACCGGATCTGCTTAACTTGCCGGCTTAGATCAGCCGAGCCCTCGATCGCGTAGCAGACTTGCCTAAAGGTATCTAAAGCCATCGATCTGTTAGAACTCATTATGAGCACGTTAGGGCTATCGAATAAAAACATATGCCCAAGCATCATCATACGAGCAAGGTGCGTTTTACCTTGTTGCCGGGCACAAAGTACGAGGTTTGTCTTACGGATAAATAAATTATCCTCCGAGACTGAGGTCATATCTCTAATTACGAAATCTTGCCAAGGTAAAAGAGGCAGCCCGATACTCTCTGCAAGCTGCGCGATCTCATCGCCCCGGTTAGGGCCCTTAAGGTACGGACTATGTAGCCGAGGCTCAGTAGCCCCATAGCGAGGCGTTTTAGTTTCGGTCATAGTCCTATCAATTCTGCTCGGTTTGGCCCACGCAGGGACCGCTAGGGACTGTACCAGTGGTTATCGGGGAGGTATAGACTGG